GCCGAACCCATAGACGCAAACTTGACGAGAGATATAACATCTCCGTCAGGTAGGCGAGCACGTGTACTCCTGCAAGCGAAAACGGCATCATGTAGATGACGATGATCGCCGAGCAGTTGTGACACGATCTCGCTGGAAACTCTATCGGAAGCTTCGCTCAAATCGAGCGTAGCAAGTCCAAAACCTTTGGACCCGAGATGAGCTAGACGCTGGTTAGGCGTCTGGTCATCAAGGCCGATAAAGCTATCGAGAATCGAACCTCGTATAGCCTTACGGATCGAGCCAAGGACAGCCTGCTGTGCGCACTGCATGGCAGTTGGTTCAATGGCAATGATCCGAGGAGTTTTCATCGTTTTAGGGACAGAGACCACCTTTACGGGAATCTCAGCCTCGGGTTCGAGGAAGTCAACCTCATCCATTTGGTCGAAATAAGACCAGTTTGGAAGAACCATTTCCCCAAAAGGGAAGTATGGTTCGAGGCGCACAGGCCATGTTGATTGGTGGTACTTCTGATTCCCGATTAGAGAATCTGCAGTAGCACCTGGTCCGTGCTTGGGCTTCAGCCTACCGTAGTAGATATCTTCGTCGACTTCGGTAAAGGCTTGACCCATTAGGAGAGTTTTGATCCTTCTGAAACTGTAATAGTTTCGCTGACCTAGACTCTCCTTGACTTCCTGCTCACACTTGACGAACTCCGCAAAAGCCTTGCGCTCTCGCGCAGGGCTACACTCGAGACCAATCTTGCCAAACATCAGCGTTAGCTGACGGATGGCCTGAACGATCCCGGGATCGAAGTCGTCAAGTAGAACACCACTATTAGCGTCGAACACATGACGAGAGAAACCTTGCAGAAATGCAGGGAGACTCCTGTTCCTCTTAAAAGAGAGGAATACAGTGTCGTCAACCATCCCTCGCTCAAGACTAAGTTCAAAGTCTTTTGCGAAGGAAGGTAGGGTTATCGTTAGAAAGGATAACCCCTCGTGTTTCGTACGCTCAGAGACAGTTTTCTTGTCTCGGTGGGCGCTAGTGCAACATAACATCGCCAAATCGTCGGCGATGGCGTTCCAGAGCAGCATTAGGCTTTTCACGTTCCCTCCTAATAGAGGTGGACGGTCCTAGCCAATGCACACATCCTGACCACGGATGGGAGGATGTGAAGGAGTTGGTAGGTTAGCTTTCGCCTCCCAGCAACTTCTTCATCAGCGCATCCGTTGACGCCGACCACGTGCCTTTAAGGCCGTTGAAGAGCGCCAGTTGGTCCGTCGCGGTGAACTGACCCGAGGACGGGACGTCGAACACAACGTAAGCAGACATGCTCCGTTGTGCCGTCGTGCCCGAAATCAGGGTTGCCCCCGCGTTGTCGCTGTAATCACAGCGAAGGACTCTCCGCGTACGCCGCCCGTACTGATGGGAGGCAGTAACACGGAGAAGCGAGCCTGCATTCACCGAGAGTGGCCCGGCCTGGTACACCGATACCGCACCTTGCTGAGAAACGCGAGGAAGCGATACGGCGCCCACGTCGAAAGCCGTCCCGGGAGTGAGGCTCACAGGGTCTGTGAACATTGACGTGCTCCTTTTACGTTGATGGGCAGTAGACCTACCTCACGACTCTGGTAATGCCAAGAGCCGCGGCTATGGCCAGCTGGACGGGCGATAGTCCGTTCCAGTCTAGGCCAAAACCGAAGGGGTTAGCCTGTATCCTCTTCTTCACGGTTGTACGCAAAGTGACAGGAGATACAGATGGGAGAGGAGAGCGGAATCCTCCGCTCGCTACTGGTTCGCTATACAGTAGGCTCCCAGCGCTATAGACATCTGTGATGGTAGTAGTTTCCATCACATAGCCATAGCGCATAACCGTGCCGTAGTTGATCAACGCGCTCAAGCTCTGAACATAAGAGCTCGCGTTAGTAAACCAATCCACGGCCCAGCTCCACGGTGTAAGCTGCCATAGCGTGTTGAGATCAGGCTTTGCTCCTAGGAGCTCAGCCATCAACCTCCTCCTATCATTCTTCGAGGTGGTATCAAACCACTCCGGTAGGTGATAGGTGAAGGCTCCGCTGAACCATATATCACGTTCAACGGTCCTTTCACGTACGGTCGAGTACACCGGGATACGACATTGATCCTGAGTACCCCAAAGCCAGCTACCCGCCGTTGGTCCCGAAAAATAGGAACCAAGTGGCGAGTAGATGCCAGAAAGGGTCTCGGTCGTTGTCGTTCTCTCCTTGGGGAATGCAAACTTACGCCGAACGTTACGACCAGAATCACGAATGAACTGGTCGACCCGTTTCTCAACTTTGTCCACGCCTTTCACAAAGGATTGGGCATCGCTGATGGTCGGAAGAACGCCAAAGACGACATTAAGAAATTCGTCTGAAGACTTGGCAACCACCTCAAGAGCTTTGAGGCGGCTTTCAACAAGCCGGAGGCCCGGTATATTGGGCACGTCTTGGAGAAGTTCTCCGATGGCGGAAGCTGCAGAAGCAATCTGATTGCTAGGCGCACAAGCCGCAGCAGCGATCGCACCCTTCACAACCAACTGTTGTCTAGTTGACGACAGATCGGTAAATGAAGGGACGATCTTGCTTTGAGCAGACGCCATATTGCAATTAGCTGACACCCCGTCGCCGAATGCGTTGGCAAGCAACATATTCGTGGTGAAACGCCACTTATATGGATGCGTGCCAGGAACGCAAGG